GCTTCCAAGAGTTCAGTCAGCGATATGCTGATCCTACAGCTGAACTTGATGAAGCGTTTGTGCTACGTGAGGCAAGATTCCAGGACACAAAGAATCGACAGAACAGCGTAGCATTAGATTTAGAAAACGAAGAACAGAAGTTGTTGGCTTATGAATGGGAACGTGCTCAAAAGCGTGTGTTGTTTTCAGTTAAACAAGAATACAAGTGGGCTATTGCCAACGGTATTGCTAAAGAACAAGCTCGTGCCGTTCTGCCAGAAGGTCTTACAGTAAGCCGCATGTATATGAATGGTACACTACGTTCATGGGTTCACTTTATCGAATTGCGTTCTGGCAATGGTACACAAAAAGAACACATGGAAATTGCTCGAGAGTGTGCTTGCGTTATTGCTAAAATCTTTCCGATGGTGGAGGACTATGTCCAACCTGCTGAAGGGGCGTAACAGCTACGACTCGACTAGTACAGGGGCACTGATTCCTTTTCTGAATCGGAATATTACCCCTTACTCTACTGAGGCTGGCGGTCCTAAGTTTGATATGATCCCTGTTGAGAAACAGAAGGATTTAATGATCAATCACGCAAGGATGTTTGCCCAGCAAGAGTATGATCGTATTATGGAACTTGTAAGTGTATTAGAAAAGCAGGCACAGTCAATCAAACGTAGGTTAGAAGTAACTGATGCTGTCCATGGAGCAGTATATCAATTCCAGCCAGTAATGGGGAATAAGTATTGGTTGGTTTGGGATAAGCGAAAGCAATATACTCTACTAACACAAAACGGGCCAAACGATTGGTCAAGTAGTGCTCCAGAAGATTACGAGTATATAACGCAAGTAAAATATATGGGCGACCATACATGGTTAGAAATTAATGAAAAGGAAAATATATGTTAATCGATAAAGGCGCCTCAATTGGCGAAGTAGTAACACTAAAACTAGTAACTAGTGAAGAACTGGTTGGTAAGTTTACGGAAGAAACAGCAACACATTATATGATTGAACGCCCACTAACGCTAGTAATGGGCAAGGGCGGACTGGGACTACAGCCTTGGTTGTTTACTGTAAACGATACTAAGCCTGTTAAAATTCCTAAAGATAAAGTAATTGTTTTAGCCGCTACACTAGACGAAATGAGCAAGAGCTACTTATCTGGCACAAGCGGCATTGCCCTAGCTTAAATACTAGACTATGATTAGTCCAGAAACAGGGTCAGTAAGTTTTCTTACAAATTTTTCCGTAACAATAACATTAGATACCGGCACAACTGCTACTAGTGTTGTTGCGGATTTTGTTGATCCTGGAGTTGTTGTTGCGCTCAGTAATGAAACTGTAACTATTTCTGGTATATATAATTCTATAATTCCTGTAACTTGGGAATGGATAGATAATAACAAAACTAATCAAACAGGAAAGACTGCTCCTGCTACAGGAACATATGAAAAAATTACAAAAGTAGATAGTCCGGCTTTCTTATCAAAGGTATGTAATTATACGATAAATGGTTCGGATACTTTTGCTCATACAGTTTCATTAAGCAGTTACGATGTTATTAAAAATCAATTAGCAACGGCATTGGCAGGAGCAAGATAATGTCTTCAAAGAGTGTAACACGGGTAACAGACAAAACAACGGGACACGGCCCCTATAAACCTCGCGCTACAAAAGGCGAAGGAGTTGGCGGCAGTGATAATGTATTTGCCAATAGCCTTGGGGTAAACAGAGAAGGCGATAAATGGAGTCCGCATACTCCTCCGCCTAACAACACTCACGCAAAAGAAGATAACCAAACCACACAGCCAATAGCAAACGCTACTGTGTTTGCCAACAACAAACCTGTAGCACGTATTGGTGACAAAGTTGATACTGACGGTGATGCTATAGCCGGCGGAAGTCCTAACGTATTTGTCGGTGACAACGCAGAGTTTGCCAGTTTCTCCGCACCAGATGTTGCCTACATTGTTGAGCAAGCTGACGCAGATGGTGCCGCTGATGATCCTGTTACAAGATCAAAAGTTTCTGGCGCAGTATCAAATGGTGTAAGGAGCGGAGTAGTTGCCCCAGACTCACCGTTACTGGCTCCTACCACAGTAGGCGCTGTTGATAACAAACAACCCCCAGCATACGTAAACAGTACACAAGTTGTCGGTGACTTTAATAACTACAATCAAGACAACATTCCGTATGCTACACTAATGCTTACAGAAAAAACTAGTCTTGCTGAATTTACAACCAAAGCGGCTCTATGGGGTAATCAACCAAACCCTCCGGGACCTAACGCAAAATACACAGGCGGCGGAGATAACAAATATATCAAAGCACAGTACGGACTTACAGTTCCTCAGATCCTAAACAACCTAGCCAACTTGGCAAAAAATGTTTACGAGCCGATCAAAGCTCGCTATCCACGAGTTATTGTAACTAACACATTCCGTCAAGGTCCTCCCGGAGCAGGTAGTAATCAAGCTCAACACGGATTAGGTATGGCAATGGATTTAGTATTTCCAGGATATACTACTTCGCAATACTACGACATAGCTTGTTGGATTCGTGATAACGTACCATTTGATCAATTACTACAAGAAAAGTCCGGCTCAAAAGTTTGGATCCACGTTAGCCATTATAGTGGCAACGGCACACAGGTTCCAAAACAGAACAAAGTGGCTAATTTAATAGTCAGTCCTTACCAATTTATACCAGGTTTAGCTCCCTTAGCGTAAATAAGTTTATCCAAAAGGGTAAACTAACATAGTTGGTTGCTAGGGTGAGAGGCCCTAAGGTTCGACGCAGGCCGTTCATGCTTTTTGGGTGCGTCAAGGTTGACAACACTCCTTAATTGTTGTATAATTTAAAAACTTAGAGAGAATTCATATGAAAGCATATCCATTCATTGTAGCAATACTAATTGTTATTTTTGTATTGGTTGAAGTTCTCATGTAAAGAATAGTTGTAATCCCTTCAAAGTGAAGGCATTCTGGACGCGGGTTCGACTCCCGCCAGGTCCACCAAAAGGATATTTATGAAGTACACTGCATTGTGCCCAAGTTGTTTTAGTAGATTTAGTTGGGTACCAGGTAGAGGTTTAACAAAACATAAATGTTTTTCTGATGGGCCTGCCATGGTTTCGACAGGGTGAGATAATAGAGACGGCAACTGAGTA